TAAGAAGTTTAAAAAACTTGCACCATCTACAATAGCACAAAAGAAGAAAAAAGGACAACCACTTAAACCACTTATAGCAACAGGTATGATGAGAAAATTACCACCTGTTAAAGGTAAAAAAGGCAAAACATCTATAAGTGTAGCAAAACAAAGAGTAGAAATAGGTGGTTATCACGATCAAGGTGGTACTAAGGGAGGCAGACCACCAAAACGAGAATGGTTTGATATATACAAGACTGCTATACCTAAAATAGAGAAGATGTTTAAATCCAAACTAATTAAACTATATTCAAGACTATGAACACATACAATGAATTAGGAATTAAGGTAACAAAAACATTAGATGATTTATCTATGATAGTAACATCTAACCTTCTATCTCGTATCAATACTATGAAAGTATCAGGAATGGCTGCATCTGAAGTTAGAAAAGTATTAGTTGCAGATCTTATTGCAGGTGGTAGAATATTTGGACAACTTAGAAATGGTGTTAAGGGTATATCTAAAAATGCTATTGAAGAAGCAGGTAATATAGCAGCACAAAAAGCATTTGAGCAACAAGGACTAAAACAATACAAATGGATTTCAGTAGGAAAGAATGTTTGTCCTGATTGTAAACCAAGACATGGTACAACAGGTGATTTAGAATATTTTAAGGCAATAGGTATGCCTAAGAGTGAATTTAGTGTATGTGGACTAAATTGTAATTGTATGTTAGTACCCATTGAGTATGAAGGAGAAGATTTATCAGAACCTATTAAGTATAAGAAACCATCTCCTACAGATTTCAAAATGGGAGGTAAACATAAGACTTATAAAGAAGCAGATGCTTGGATAAGTGCAAATTTAGGTGCAGTTACTAAAGGTTTAAATAGAATGGATATGGAAACAGTAAATACATTAACTAAAGAATTAATGATGCTTAAAAAACAAGGTTATAACTTTCCATTAAAACAAATAACAGCCAAAAAATTTGGTAAAAGAACTACAGCAAGGGTAAGAATTAATTATAATAGAGCAACTAACCAAGTCGCACAAAATACACAAGAATTACAATTAAATTTAAACCATCTTGGACAAGTGAATGATTTTTACAAATTAAAACATGGTATAAAAGGGGAAATGGTAGGTTGGAGTCCTGCAGGTGTAAATAATTTAAGATCTGTATTAACACATGAATTAGGACATGCAATAGCATCTAAACATTTATATCAAATATCAACATCAGTAAATAGTTTACAAATATATACAGGTACAGGTAAAAAATTAAAAGAACTACATAAACAATATTTAGAAAGAATGAGAGAATTAAGGGTTAAATTCATACAACTTCCTACAAATTCAAAAAAAATGCAAACAATTAAATATTTAGATTATACTGAAGAATTTACATTACCAAATGGTAAAATAATATTTGTAAATCAAAGAAATAAATATCTTAAAGAAGTATATCAAGGAGAATATATATCTGATTATGCAAAACAAGACATAGATGAATGGGTAGCAGAATGTTTTACTATGGCTTTTAATTCTCCAAATCCATCTCCTTTTGCTGTACAAGTTCAAAACTTATTGTTAGGAATAGACTAATGAGTAAAAAAATATATTTATCTCCAATTTGTATCGCTTGTATTCATTATGATCAAAATTCTATGGAACATAAATGTAAGGCATTTCCTGATGGAATACCTCAAGAAATATTAGAATCAAAACATATACACACAACACCATTTAATGGAGATAGTGGTATTTTATTTGAATCATCAAACCCAAAACTTAAAGTAGAGGACTTATTAGATGATTAGAACTGCTATAGTAACACCTGATAAACACTTTCCACAACATGATCAGAAAGCAGTTAATGTGGTATGTCAGGCAATTATGAAGGTAAAACCTGATATATATATTGACTTAGGAGATACAGGAGAGTGGAGTTATTTTAGTAATCATTATTGGAAGGGCAGACATGCTAAACCATTAGAGGATCTAATACCATTACTAAATAAAGATGTTAAAGCAGTAAACAAGGGTATGGATCAGATAGATAGAGCATTAGATGAGGTAAATTGCAAAGAAAGACATTTTGTACAAGGTAACCATGAAGTATGGCTTGATAACTTTGTTATGAAATATCCTTACTTAGATAAGTATGAAACATACAATGCTTTAAGGTTAGAACAACGTGGATATGAATACCACCCTTATTTTAGAAAGAAACTGCTTAAAATAGGCAAATTAAACTTTGCTCATGGACACAGAACAGGTATGCACCATGCTAAAGCACACTTAATGATGTATGGAGAATCAGTTATGTATGGACATACACACGATTTACAAAGACATACACATACATCTCTTGGTGGTACTATATCTGCTTGGAGTTTAGGTTGTTTAAAAAATATTGAGGAAGATGAGGATTGGCTTAGAGGAAACTTAACAAATTGGAATCATGCTTTTGCTATTATACATTTCTTTCCAAATGGTAATTATGTGGTTCAGGTAGTAGAGATTATTAAAGGTAAAACTAACTTATGGGGAGAAGAATTGAATGGAAGTAAAAGATAATGGATATTTTAACAGTATTGGAACAATTTGGAATACCTGTAACAATGACAATAGCATTCGGATTTTTTATATGGAGGCAAAACAGGTTCATACAAGAAACTCTAATGACAGAACTCGACCAAGACTTCAAGAGGTTGGAAGGTATTATTATTAAGTTGATAGATCAACAAAAAAAGGTGCAAATGGAGCAAAAGAAGTTAAATGGTATATTTAAGGCACAAGTAGAAATTATTGCTCGTTTGAGTGGAAATGGCTTAAAAGACAAGTTCCTAAGAATAATGGAAAAAGGTGGAATGGTAGATGAATAAGACTAAGCAGTTCAAAATACAAACACCTGTAGGTTCTGTTGAGAGTGATAGTGGTAATCATATAGTAGATGTAATAACAGTATTAGTAGCAATCCTGTTAGTATTTGTAGGCAAAAAGATAATGGAGAAGATATAATGGCTAAATTTAAAGGTAGAAAAGTAAAACTAAATAAGCCAACAAGGATAAGAGCAGGACAAACATCACATGGTAAAAAAAAATTTCAAGTATTCGTAAATGACGGAGGTAAGACCAAAAGAGTTACTTTTGGAGATCCTAACATGAGAATAAGAAAAACAAATAAGTCTGCAAGAAAATCTTTTAGAGCAAGAATGAAATGTAGCACAGCAAAAGATAAAACAACTGCAAGATATTGGTCTTGCAAGAAATGGTAAACGAACATGAAAGTAGATGAGTTAGTAATCAAGTTAATAAAAGACAAAGCAAAACAAGAAGTAGAAGAAATATTCGATCCAAAGAATAAAGATAAATTTGTTGATATGATAAATGATAATGTCAATATTCCTATTCTTAGAGAGAAAGATGAAGCAATAGTATTTGATGCTTTATATGACTTAGTACATGAGTTTGTTAAAAAAATAAAAAAGTAGTAGTAATAACCCTGAAACAATAATAAATTACAAGGAAGAATTATGAAAAATTCAGAACAAAATCCAACCACCGACAATCAAGGTGTAAAATCCGATTCCGTTCAAGGAAACGATAACCCTTCCGTTGATTCAACAAACAACGACAATAAAACTGTTGATTCGATTCCTTATGCTCGATTTAACGAGGTTACTAAGCAAAAGAAAGACTTAGAAACTAAGTTAAGAGATTACGAGGCAAAACAAGAAGAAAATCGTGTTAAAAGACTAGAAGAACAAGGTAAGTATAAAGAATTAAATGCTGAACTAAGTTCTAAAGTAAATAAATACGAAGAAAAACTTAATGTTTATGCTGAAAAAGAAGCAAAGGAACGAGAGGACTTAGTATCACAATTAGACGATCAAGACAAAGAAGTTTATGGATCTTTAAGTAATGATCAACTTAGAAAACATTTGGCTAAAGGTCAAAAGCCTAAACCTGCTACTATTAATACTACTCAACCTGTAAGGGACACAAGTGGTAATAGAGTATCAGATTGGACAAATCTTTCTAAAAATGATAAAAAATCTAATTGGAAATCGATACTAAAGACCTATAAAAAATAACTTAATTAAAAAATATATTGTCCTACTTGAAGGCACTCTTGCAGTTGATAGAGGGCAAAGATCGGAGAAACTATGGCAACAGGATTTGCTTCAACAGCAACTTCTCAGGCTGCAGATACTGAATTAGCAGTATTTATACCTGAATTATGGACAGATGCAGTAAGAGCATCTTTCAAAAAAAACTTAGTACTTGCAAATGTAGGTACAGACTTTTCATCACTTGCAGCAGGTGGTGGAGATACAATTAACATACCAAGTGTAGCAGATGTACCAAACGTGGTTGCAAAAGCACCACATGTAGCATTTGATTATACAAGTGCAACTGAAGATAGTCTTTCATTAGCACTAACTACTCATAATGTAACAGGTACAATGGTAGAAGATATGGGTGCAATACAATCAAGTTCTGATTTGTTAAGCATGTATTCTGATTCTATTGGTTACAAACTTGCTTTAGGATTTGATACTAATGTTGAGGCTGCTTTAGCACTAACAACAGAATGTATTAATATTGCAGGTAATACAGTAGAAAAAACTATTGATGCTGCTACATTAGCACACATAAGCAAAGTTGTATTAGAAAATGATTGTCCTCTTAGTGAGTGTACACTTGTTTTAAATCCAACTTTATATGCTTCACTATTTAGAATTGATGATTTTATTCATATTTCTAAAACAGGTATTGCAGATGCTGATAATGGACAAGTAGGATCTGTTATGGGTATGAATGTAGTATTATCTAATAATATTACTTCTACAAATGCAAATGCTGCTGTTGATTCAGATGATGGTGCATTAAACAATGCAAACGTACTTGGTGGATTTGTAGTACATTCATCTGCTCTTGCTTATGGCTTTAGCCAAGCACCAAGAGTACAAGCAGAATACTCAGTTGATCATTTAGCAACTAAACTAATAGGAGATTCTATTGGTGGTGCTAAATTAGTTCAAGATGCTTCTCAAACTAAATGTTGGGGAATCGTTGAAGAAGGAACAACTGCTTGGTAGTAAGTAAATAATAATAATACAGGGTAGTGTAATGCTACCCTGTACACTTAGGAGAATACATGAAAGATATTAAAGTTATATTTAGAGGTTACAAAGTACCATCAGGTAAACCATTAAATGTGCCTGTTATGATAGGTAAAGCAAGATTAGAACAATATAAAAATGATGGTAGGTATGATATGGAAATTTTAGATCAACCTAAACCTAAAAAGAAAAAAGCACCTAAAAAGGAGGCTTTAGATGAGTAGAGATGGAGTTATAAGAAGTACAAATAGAAAAATTATAAGAGTTACCCCTACACTTGATACAAATGCTTATGCACAAGGCGATGTTTTATTTACTGCAACAGAAATACCAAATGTAGTTCTTGAAAAAGGTGGTTGTTCTAAATTAGTTGGTGCTTATATTTTTGATAAATTAGATAGTAGTAGTGATATAACATTTGTTTTTACTGAAGGAAATACAGCACTTGGACCAATAAATGAAAGTGCTAATATTAGTGACCCAAATTTACTTGCTAATAATATATGTGGTATAAGTAAAATGGACAACGACCAAGCAACAACAGGTGATAAAATTGATACTTCTAAAATACACCAAATGTTACCTGGTTCTGGAACAGCAGAAAATAATGATAATTTAATGTTATTACAGGCAGCATCAGATAGCACAAGTGTTTTTGTACAAGGTATACTAACATCATCAACTACTCCTACATTTGCAGATGGCGATATACAGTTAATACTACATATTGAATATTAATGTCTGAAATAGAAAAAATAGTTGATAGGAATGGTAAAGGTAGTCTATATAGGATTCCTGTTGGCGACCAAGTGTATAAAGAAAACTATAACAAGATATTTAGGAAAGAACAGGAAAGTAAATGAATGAGAGCAAATATATGAGGGTAGGATTGTTGTTTTTCCATGCTCGTTCAACATACGTATCTTCCTTGTTGCCTACCCTCAAATTTTAATATGCCTCGTTTTGGAACAAGATCAAAAAGGAACTTAGCAACTTGTGATAAAAGATTGCAAAGAATATTTAATGAAGTTATTAAACATGTTGATTGCTCAGTTATTGAAGGGCATAGAGATCAACAACGACAAAATAAGTTATATGACGAAGGTAAAACAAAACTTAAATACCCTAATGGTAGGCATAATTCTAGTCCAAGCCTTGCTATTGATGTCGTTCCTTACCCAATAGATTGGAAAGATAGAGAACGAATGACACTATTTGCAGGATTTGTTAAAGGATTAGCAAAGGGTATGTACAATATAGACCTAAGATGGGGTGGAGATTGGGATTCAGATTTTGAAGTACAAGATAACAGATTTGATGATTTCCCTCATTTTGAAATAAAGGAGAAGAAGTGATAGATAGTTTAAAGACTACTGCAGGATCATTTGCAACCATAGGAGCAAACTATGCTGATTTACTAACAGATTTACAAAGTATAGTAATAGGTGCTTTATGGATAATATACTTATATAATAAAATAAGAATGGAGAATAAATAATGGACTTTTTTATAAATAATTGGGATATAGCATTAGCGATATTCGTAGTTTTAGAGAAAATAGTTAAACTAACACCTACAAAGTATGATGACATACTAATCGACATGATTTGGGGTGGTTTAAAAAGATTGGTAGGTAAATAATGCCTAAAGGAAAAGGAACATATGGATCTAAAGTAGGCAGACCTAAGAAAAAGAAAAAAATGAAAAAAACTAAAAAGAGAAGGTAGGGATTCTCGTATGGCTATAAATAACATCACTTTAGGGGAAGATCAACCTCTAAGTAATGATTTAAAGCCGATTAAGGTCGGTGGGGAGGCTTCTATATTAGAAATTTCCTCACCTTTACCTGATGGTTCTGATAGTGGCTTATTTAGAGTTGATGGCGACTTAGATATTACAGGCACACTCAAAACCAAACTTTCACACGATTTAATTTACGACTTCGATGATGAAGTCAATACATTAGCACAGGCTAAAGTAGATGCTTTAATAGACTCTGCTCCTGCTGCTTTAGACACACTTAACGAACTTGCTGCTGCACTTGGCGATGATGCAAGTTTTGCTACTACAATTACTAATAGTATAGCAACTAAGGTAGGATTAACAGGTAATGAAACAATTGCAGGAGTTAAAACTTTTTCAAGTGCAGTTACAATACATACTGCAACAGATGCAATATTAAATTTTAAATCAAGTGATGATTCTTGGTCTTATATGCAATTCTTACAAAATGATGGCGATAGAATAGCGTATATAGGAACTGATGGCGACCAAGATAGATTAATTATAAATGCTACTGAAAATGGTGCTAACGAAATAGATATAAACACTACAACATTAGACATAAATGCTAATGTAAAAATTAGTGGAACTCTTGATATGGAAGATAGCAACATTACTAATGTAGGCAATATAGCATTAGATACAATCAGTTCAGATGCAGGTACATCAATAGGTGTAACATTAGGAACAGATGCAGGAGATGATTTTATTGTTGATACTGATACTTTAGTAGTAGAAGGCGATAATAATAGAGTTGGTATAGGTACTGCAAGTCCTGCTGAATTATTACACGTTGCAAGTGAAACAGACCCTACACTTGTTTTACAATGTCCAACAAATAATCAAACTAATAGTGGTACGATTTCATTTAGAGAATCAGGTACAACAGACCAAATGGCTATAAAATATAATGGTTCTACAAATAATTTAATTATAGATACTGCTAATGTATCTAATGCTTTTGTTTTACAAAGAGCAGATGGACATATAGGTATTGGTACTGCAAGTCCTGATGCTGCATTAGAAGTTAATAATTCAAGTGGAATACATATATCAGACCATAGTGCAGGTAGAACTTTAACAATAACTCCAAGTACAACAGGAGCAGTTCATAATTTTGGTAGTGATAATACTGCAGCAGGTTTTGCTTTTTCTAATAATAGTTCTGAATTTATGAGAATAAGTGCAGGTGGCGATGTAGGTATAGGTACTACAAGTCCTGATAGTAATTTACACATTAAATCCTCATCTGCTACACAACCTGTACTGCAACTTGAAACTGCTTTAGATGGTGGTGGTGCAGATACGTTTATAAGGTTTGGAGATAGTACAGAAAATTATTCTTATGCTTTAGGTATTGATGATAGTAGTAATACTTTTAGATTGGCTTATAATGGCTCAAGTTATAATGGAGCAGTATTAGGAACTACTGATTTAATAACTGTTAGTACAGCAGGTAATGTTGGTATAGGAACTGAAAGTCCTAGTTATCCATTACACGTTAAAGGTGGAAGAATATTAGTAGATGGTGATGGTAGTAATTCTATGATTTCTTTACAAAATGCAAGTGGTAATAGATTTGCTAATATTTTAAATACAGGTGGAGATAGTGATTCTACTATAGCATTTCAAGTAGGTGAAGCAGGTTCGCCAACAGAAGCAATGATTATTCACGAAGATGGTAATGTAGGTATAGGTACTACAAGTCCTACTACTACACTTGACGTAGAAGGTAGTGTATCATATAAACATACTGCATTTACTACGGCAGGACCTACAGACAATGTAGACGTATCAGATACTACAGTATTAGAAGTAGATACATCAAGTAATAACGTAACTATAGGTGGATTTACAGGTGGTGTACAAGGACAAATATTATACATAGTTAAAACTGATACAGCAAATTTTATACAATTAGAACATAACGAAGGTGGTGGATCACAAGATATATTTTTAACATCAGGCTCAGACAATAGAGTTGTAGGCTATGGTGGCTTTACATTATATTGTAATGGAACGTCTTGGTTTTCACTAAGTAACCCAACAGGAGCAGCAGATGCAGGGTAAGGAGATTAAATGGGAAGTTTAGCAGGTAAAAGTCCAGCAAATACATATAAAAGTTTATTAAAAGTAGCAGATGAAACAAATGGTGTTACTACTACACCATCAGTTATTGAAGATGGCGAAGGGACTGCAACTTGTTTAGATGTTAGTGCTAAT